GTACTTGTGCCGCAAAGCTAAACAAGCGATGACGTATCAGATGTGTTGTATCGATCATATCCATACCATTTACGGACCACGTCAGATTGATCGTTTCCATCGCAGTGGGTAGTAATTCATAACGAAACAATTCGTCAATGGTCTGATCTATGTCTTCTTCAGGAAAAGCCCACTGAATCTTATCATTCCATGTATTCATTAAGAATACAGAGATCGTTTTACGAAGCTCTGCAACTGTTGGTGCATGCACAATCTTGACATCAATTGCAGTAAGTTGGTTTACAAATTGCAATGGTCCAGGTTGTTTACCGAACTTTAATTCGGTGTGCATCTTTTGTAAATGAGGCATTTTATCTTTAGTTACTTTAGGCATTTTCTTCTTTCTTTAAGTGTAATTCAACAAGTCTTGCATATCCTGCAATATCGGTCCAGCTATCTATATGGTTTGGTGTAATGGCTAATCTTGATAATTTCATAGCAATTTTAGTCATGTACATCACAAACTCAGGTGGCATTTGTTTACCATGATGTTCTTGGTGTCTAAATTTAATTGACTCAATGATAATCGTTTCCAGCATAATGCCTTCATGAAAATCACCATAGACATTACCACGTTCAGTAATTACATCATCAGTTGTTGTCATACTTTATACGCCTCTAGTTTAGTTGCTAATTTTGCCATACGTATTAAGCTATTATCTCTAACATCAACCATGTAACCGCCATTTCCCATATTAATCTCATTCATTGCATATTGGTAGCATTGAAATGCATCGCAATAATGTACTACAAGTGCTTCTGGCGTTTCATCATGGTACAAATGGCAGTATTCTTTTACTTGATCAGGAAAATTATTGACAATTTCTTCTTCTGCAGTTTTAAGTGCAATAGCAACTTGTGGAAAATTCTTTTTAACTAAGTGATTAACATCACTAATTTCCATCTCTGCAAGATCATGGCATATAGCAATTTTCATTGCAAGATCAACATCAAAATCATAGTCTTTAGACATCATCAATACACCAAGTGCTACGAAATAACTATGAGTAGCTACCGATTCTGGATGAATCACAGGTTTCATTGAGTAACGCTTAGTATGTTCTAATGAATAACTACGCATAAAGAAATCATGATCCTCTTTATTCATACATCATTCCTCCTTCTCCCCAAATTTTACGATGAAATTCGCCTGTATCTCTAATGTCATCAAGTGCTTCAAATAACTGATTAAATGATCTAACCACAGAACCAGTGGCTGCTAACATTACATTGAACTTCTGTTCCTTTGTTCCTGTAAGCCACATATAGATCATAGGAACACCTTTAGCATATGCCCAGCCGGCCTCGAACATTGTGCCTGGATCCTTACCGTCAGTAACTATAATCAACAAGTCTGATTTCATTAGACCATTAACATTTGCTCTAAGTATGTCTTCAGGGGTTGTTACGCCTGGCTTATACATCAGTTCGTCTTTAGGGCTAAAGTATTTAAAGTTATATGTTTCAATAATCATCTTAATTCGTTCAATGACACCTAATTCCCAGTCATTAAAGAACGGACCTGCTATATAAATATATGGATTCTTAGTCATCTTTTATTTCCCATTTGGTCAAGTTGTTCAGATGTGTTTTTTCTCATTTCTAACATTGCATCTGCAATCCAATATGCATCATATGCAGTGATCTCTGCAAAACTTGTGCCTTGAGGAAAACCTGTTGTATATTGGACTATTGCTGATAACAATCCTGTAACTGCCTGACCTGCAAAATAGTCTCTTAAGTCCATACCTTCACAATTTATATCTTTGTAATGCGGATTCGGAAATGCTTTCATTAATTCTCCTTAGTTAAGTGTTTACTGCCTAAACATAGTACCACATTTTTTAATAAAAGTAACCACTTTACTTTCATCATGTGAAACAGCTGCATAATCTTTTATTGCATTCATCAGACTTTGCTGTGTCTTGTCTTTAGATTCGATTGCTTTTACAATAGCTTCATCAACTGTTTTACGAGCAATGATCTGGTGCACAATAATGTTATTACGTTGTCCTTGGCGCCATAAACGTCTTACAAATTGCTCATAGATTTCAAGAGACCATGTATTACTAAACCAGATCACAGCATGTCCTGCACCTTGTAAGTTAAGACCATGACCTGCACTTTGTGGGTGAGCAAGAAGTACAGGTGTTTTTCCTGCATTCCATACATTAATAATCTTAGTCAGTGCATCACCAGATACTCCTGATCCAATGACAGGTGCATGAGGAAATATTGTCTTTAACTGATCTAAATCATGCTTAAAATGATAACCGATAAGACATGGTTGACCTGATAATTCTTCTACAATATCTTTTACTGCATCAAGTTTAGCTTCATGCACAATTTTGACATGTCTTTCATCACCATCTAAGTATACTGCCCCATTTGCAATTTGCTGACATTTACCAATTGCCACTGCAGCCGTTGCTGCTGTTACCTGACCGAGATCTATGTCTGTAAGTAATTTGTCTTCAAGTTCTTTATACATTTTTCTTGCATCAGTTGGAAGATCTACATACACCTTATTTGTAATTAACTCAGGAAGATCTAAATAGTCTTTTGCAGCCATACGAAGAACTTTACCTGCAAGCGCTTCATAGATTTTTTCTTCTGCATCTGATTGTAGTGCCCATGTGTATCCACCATAGCCTGTAGGATAGAAATAATTTGCTCTAAAGTGAGTGATGTACTTACCAAATGTGGCACCTCTATCAATCACTAATTGTGGACCAAATATATCCATTAATCCATTCGGCGCAGGTGACCCTGTTAATCCAAAACGTCTTTTAAACTGATCAAGTAAAGGATTTAAAGACTTGAATCTTTGGGTCCTGGTGTTTTTTAAATAACTTATTTCATCAACCACCAACATATCATATGGCATTTTAATGTTCAACCTTCTCAAGGTTGCTGATAACCATTGTAAGCCTTCAAAGTTAATCACATGGATTAATGATTTATCATGTAGTGTTTTGTCTTTATGAAAACCATGAAGAACACTCACTGTTAATTCATGAAAATTATCCCATTTCTTTACTTCATCAGGCCATACTGCATAACATGGTCTTAATGGCGCTACAATCAATACTTTTTTAATTGCGCCTGAGTCTTTAAGTTGACGAATTGCTTCTAATGTAATACTAGTTTTTCCTAATCCAGGCTCTAACCATAACTGACCTGAACCATTTTCAAGCATGAATTGTACTGCATTATGCTGATATTGATGCGGTTTCCAAAGCATTCGTAATCTCCTCTTTTGTTCTTAGTACAAGTACACAATGATGATGTAATCGTAATTGAAAATGGATTTGTTCTTGTCTTGCTGATAATTTACCTGTAAGCGTCTTTAGCTCTATCCATAACACTTTATTAAATGGAAGTATCACTAATCGATCAGGATAACCTGTGCTGTATCGAAGATGAAGTTTAAGACTTGTGATTTTTAATCGTTTACATTCTTTACTAAAATGTCTTTCAAGATCACGTTCTAATACTTTTTCTACCATTTACACGGTCCACCATTTGATTTTCTATAATGGCAGTAATTACATAAGTAAGATGGATTAGGCGCATAAATTTTATCTTTTTCAAGAGCTTTTAATCTATTTTTAATTTGTAATTGAAGCACAGGAAGATCAGATCTAGTAATAAGTTTATACTCATCAGTTTTTGCAAGGTCAATAAACTCAATTGCTGTTTTCACATACTCGATATGCGGTTTACATGACATGATCATTGCTGCATATACAGTGACTTGGTCTGAATAATCACGATGTTTACCTGTTTTAAAGTCAACAATAGTAGCTTCAGGACCTTGTTCATAATATAAGTCAATCACACCACGAAACTTTGCTTTAGGGTCAGAATAAAGAACTGCATTAAAGTTTTCATCAACTGCAATGGACATTTCAGATGCTGCTTTAAGCTGTACCCATCTTGAAAGTTTATCTTCTAAATAAATCACTTCATCAGAAAAAACAGGAAGCCCGCCATTGAGTAATGCTTCAATCTCTGCATGAATGAGTTTACCTCTATTGGCAGCATCTCCTGATGAATCAGGTAGTTTATCTATTTTGCTAAACTTGAATTTACGAGGGCATTGCTCGTACATCTTAACAGTGGAATATGAATAGATCATCTAATTCCTCTGACTTGGTATACGGTTGCGAATAAGTTCTGCTACTTCTTTTGCTTTACTTTCAGGGTCAGTGACACCATCTGACCATTCTTCAACAATCTTTGCGCATTCTTCTCGTTCAATTAAAATAGCTTGCTTAGTGGTTTGTATAGCAACTGCCATGATCTCAGCTTTGGCAAGTGCTAAAGCTTCATCAAATTCTTGTTGTGTAAAGAGAGTTACTCCACCTCCACCACTTAATAATTGTCTTTGTAATTGGCTCATTTTAGTCATTTCCATCCCTCCAAGACATCAAGTAACCGTCTATAAAACTTCTGTCTATCCACCATAACACCAGGTTGATATAGTTCTATGAACTCAATTAAAGGATCATCATCAGGTCGTATTTCACCGTCTTTCACAAACAATGCTTGCTTAGCATCACCCATATAAGATTTAGTCTCACCATAGATCTGCTCTGTCATAGGCGCATCTGCACCTTCTTTAATCTTTTCAATCGCACTATTGACTTGATCAGGTGGTATATCATGATGACCTAAGAATAAGTCTTGTTCTTGTTTTGTTACTTGTTTTCTACTCATTATTTCACCTCGCTAAAGTTATTTCCAATTACTGCCTCTGCAATAAAAGGCACATCAAGTTTAAATGCATACATCATACACTCTTCTAATTTCTTTGCTTCACGTTCTTCATACCCTTTTTCACATGAAATAACAATCTCATCATGTAAAGACAATAACAATCTAGATCTGTCTGCTATTTTAGCAAAATTAATCATTGCTTGCTTTGTCATATCAGCACCACTACCTTGGATAAGTGTATTTAAAGACTTAAAGCCAAACTCCATGAACTTACCATGAATCATCTTAGGTGGTTCACCTTTAATGAGTCTACCACCTATTGTCTTAAATGGTATCTTTGCTCTATATCTAGTCATTAAATCATCATTAATCTTAGGTAAACCTGTAGCAACTTCTGATTTATAAAGATCAACAAGTTCACGAGCTTCGTCATACGGTATCTTTAACATCTCACTCAGCTTTTTAGGGCCTGCGCCATACAGAATACCAAATGATAACGTTTTCACATAGTCTCTTGGAATATCTCTACCTACTTTTTCACTCATCATGTTCTTACTAAATGTGTGAAGGTCTGCTTTAGGGTCTTTTAAGTATTGCTCTTTAAGTTTACCGTCTTCAAAATATGCAAACAATCTAAGCTCTTGCGCATTAAAATCAGCTGCAATCATACTATGCCCCTCATCAGGTAGAATATACTGCCTGACTTTAGGTATAATGAGATCATGAATTTCAGAGGGCAGTGGAGTTTTTGGGCCACGTGTAGGCATTGTTTGAAGTGTAGGCTTAGATGATAATCGTCCTGTTCTTGTACCTCCTGCTTCGCCACGGACTGTGTTCCACTCTGTATAAATTCTGCCTGATAGTCTTGATTGTTCTAACCATGGCTCAATGTACGTACCCGTAAGTTTCACCAATACATCTCGATGTCTAAGTACAGAAGATAACTCTGTATCAGTGACTAGATCTGCAAGTGTATCTTTATCCGATAGAGGTGTACCTTTATCACTCGTTGGCCATTCTTTGTCTTTGTTATAACAACCTTTAGCTTGAATGACTTGAACGAGTTGAGCACCAGAATTAAAGTTAATAGTGTCATCATAAAAGTATTTATACAGCCAGTTCTCACACTGTATAATATCTGCTTTTGCCTTATCAAGACAAGACTGCAGACCTTCACGATCAACACGAACTCCTAACCTGGAATTCTCTAATAGTACTGGCATTAACTCTATTTCTCTAAGATAGGCCTCAGGCATTGTTTCTCTAACAGATAAGGTAAAGTCCCATAACTTAGCTGTTAATTTAACGTCGGCCTCTGCATACATTCCTACAAGGTTTGCAGGACCACGAGCAATATATGCACCAGCAGTTTTAGGCTTCTTAGCAACTTCAGGTATGTGCTGTACTAACCACTCAAATAGCTCATCACGCTCTTCAGGCTTAATGTTTAACCACTCAACACATAATTCTTTTAATGACAAAGAACGAACGTAAGGGTCGTATAAGAAAGCAAGAACTAAAGTATCATGTACTCTAGAAGGGTAAGGAAAATCGAGGTGAAACTGTTCAACAATAACAGCAAGATCAAACATAGCGTTGTGAAAACAAACATGTCTACCAGACTCCCATATACGAATTAAAAGATCACGAACATTAGAATAAGTTGTGTTATTACCTGAATCATGACAAAACGAGTAATAACCTGACTTAAACTGACCTGTTCGATCTAAAACAGCCAAGCCAACAGGCTTAGGCGGATAGTGTTCCGGTCTAGGCCCAATGGCTTCTGTTTCAAAGTCTAAAAAGATAGGATCAGTCATTACGCTTGGTTCTTAATATATTGGTCAGCTAAATTACATGCAATATTATGTACATACTTTGCATCTGTGACCTGAACAGAGCCATTTGCTGCTATTTGAAGCATAAATTGTAGTATTAATTCTTGTCTTGTTGGCATTATGATTCCTTAGTATTTGTTAGATGTTGGTGCAGCTTCTTCATCGGCTTCAGTATCAGGGTTATTAATTGCATTGGTCATTTCTTTTTCACCTCTTGCAATCAATGCTTTTACTACTGACATATCATCAAGTGCTTTTACATAAGTAAACTGAATCTTAAACTGAGTTTTAGGATCAGGAACCAATGATACTTTAGTAATTACTGCTGCCAATGGGCGTTTTACTGTAGAAGCCACAGTTTGCACATATGTAGCATAACCTTTTACACTAGTAACTGGAATACGAAGTGCTGCCACCTCTGCTAAATTCACTGAATCAGTTGATACTGCAGAGTCAGCGGTCATTAAAAATAATCGACGTTTTTCACCACAAGCCTTGCCTTTACCCCCGTTCGTAGCACTACCCCATTGATTTTTAGGGCATGATTCGCATAACTCTGCTTGAGGTGAATCAGATAAATGACTTGGCTTTAACCCTGTAATTGTAGGACCTAATGCAAAACAACTTGGTGGTGCATTGTTGGTAGGGTCATACCTTGATGTGTAATACAAACGCTCAACCGGAGATGCAAGCACAATGACATCTAATGAATTACCAGCAATTGGATTATCACGGTACTTCATTACACCACCACTAGTTGTGATAAATGATACACTTGCAGAGTTTTTCTCTGCTTGTATACTTTGCTCGGCTAATTTAGCCATTTCTGATTCAAATGAGACGATTTCGTTTTTAGACATTTAAGTTCCTTTATTTACGTGATTGAGTTAATGTAATTCCCCATAATTCTGTAATTGATGAACCGGGGATCTGTTCACCATTTTCTGCTCGATCCTTAAATGCTGTAGTACTTAAGCGTTTATGAAGCAAGTCAAAACTCTTTGTTTGTTGTACATAACTATAAAAAGCATCCCAGTCTGTAATAACAGGTACTGACTTTTTAGCCATGACTACACTATGCCCTGTTTCGGTAGCTGCTTTGGTGGTGCCTACCTCTGACATTAAATGCATAATATCAGCTTCTAGTTGTGAAGCTTGTTTAGATAATTCACTATCTTGTGATGCAATATCAGTTCTTTTTCTTCTAATTTCTACAAGTTGTTCTATAAGTTCAGTTAAGTTCATGATTTTTGTCCTATGTATGTAGTTTCTACGTTTGCTTCTTTAAACATATCATTTGCTAATTTAAATGACACTTCCCATCTTTTAGCAGAGATCTGTGGTGAAATTACTCTTTGTATGCCTGCTTGTACAATAACTGCCGCACAAACAGAGCAAGGTTGGTATGGCCATGTGTAAATTGAGCAACTATGTAGATCTTGTTTAGCAAACAAAATAGAATTTTGCTCAGCATGCACAATCATTTCATACTTTGTATTTCTATCTTTAAGCCTGTCATCATCTTGTATGCCTTGAGGAAAACCATTAAACCCAGTGCTAATAATTCTGTTATACTTGTCAGTAATAACAGCACCACACTTGGTAGAAGGGTCTTTAGACCAAGTTGAGATATACTTGGCAAGATCTAAATAACGTTGATCCCACTTATTCATGCAACCATCCAATCAGGTGCATATGCATTATCTTGATACCATTTCATAGAGATAACATTTTGCTTATAACGATAATAACGACGATATGCAGTAACCGTGTCTTCATGTTTATATTCATCAGGCATACATTGTGGTGGATTAGTCCAGCCACTAAATGTAAGACTAGGTGGTGGGTCTTTTAATTCGCCATCGTATAACTGTTCACAAGCATGCGTTTTATGATAACGCTTTGTATACTCTGCGCATAAAGCTTTACCTAAACCAACTAAGTAGTTGTAATGTAAACGAGATGATCTAGCCCATATAGCAGAAGGATGATTAATATGAGTAGGCTTATACGTAACCGGGTGATTGTGTTCATGATGTGCGGTTGCTAATAATTGTGCAGTTTCTACAATCATTTTGACAACATGTTTATCACAATGATATAAAGCACAAATTCTTGAGATAGGGTGAAGATAAAAAATATTCATATAGCTCCTTAGTTAAGTGTTTAGTATTAAGTGTTAGATACATTATACCATGTGTTTACTCATTAGTAAACATTTTATTATGTCTTTTTTGCCACCAACGAATAGGTTTACGACGTCCGTATTTCATTATCATTTTAAATGTAGACCATCGATTAAAAATACCACGACGATAACGTGAATTACGTCTAGTGGCTTCATGATGAGACTTATTACGTGGTTTCTTTAGTTCACGAAATCTCATTTTAATAACTTTATTTTCATTTGATCAAATACTTTCTCTCTATATTCTGGAGGAACATTGTCATTCACTATACCCCAGGCAACCATGGTTGCTTGTGTCCAAGCTTCAAGCCAAACCGCTTTAGGCTCGGTAAGAAACTCTTCTTCTGCTTTAGCAGCTTTTAAAAGCTTAATCCAATCGTCAAATGCTTCTTCTTGCTTCTCTTTAACGAATCCTATCAGCATATTATCTCCACCACCCAAAAGGGAATGATTTATTAAACTCGGCAACTTTTTTCCACCATTCATCACTATATTTCATTTCTAATTCGCTTTCCTTCGGATGGATTTTTTTCCATCGTTCATTTTGCATTTTTATTTCGGATTTCAATGTTTCTATTTCTTCGGCTTGTTGACGTAACAAATCAGGTATTTCGTGTACAAGTCTGTCGTATTCTTCGCCTACAAATAATTTATGTAATTCCTCCGCAAGTTCATTTGCAGTCATTTCTTTATCCTCATTAAAACACTCTACTAATTCTTGAATAAGTTCTTCACCAACTTTTGTTAATTTAGGCAAAGGAAAACATTCACGACAACCCCCTAAATAAATGCCATGTTTACATTTGCCGTAATGACTCATTTCTCAGTCGCTTTCTTTAAGATGGCTTGAACCA